CTTTCGCTCTTCTTCTTTAACTTTTTGATGTTCAACCTCTTTCTTTTCAAGTTCCTGGGTGTCTACTTCACAAGTTCCTTTGAAAAGATGAGTGGAGAAAACAGCTGCTACACTTTTAACATCAGATTTATTTTTTAAAATATCCAGTTGCTCCTGGAATGTATTTAAAACAAAATCTAGTGAGTTATTTTTTAATAGCTCTAAAACTTTAACTTCATGTTTCTTAGAAAAATCAATTCCATTTTCTTTGAACCATTGTTTTATTTTTTTTAAATCATCATTCTTCTCATCTCTCTTTATATTTTTTATATTATTTAAAATATTATGATCATGATTATATGATTCTATCTCTATGTCTTTCTCTATCTCTTGTTGGACAATGTCCTCTTTGTTTAAGACAATGTCCTTTTCATTTTGGACAATGTCCTCATTATGTCCTTTATTTGTCTTAGAAGTTTCTAATAATAGATTTTTTTCTTTTACTTCTAATGATTTTCTATAATTCCTTTTTTTAGTTGCCCATTCACTTTCAGATCCAGTCATACTTTCAACAGCAATCATATACAATGCACCATCATCAAGTTTTTCCATTAATCCTAATTTTATAAAAATATCAATGGCAACTCTTACAGTATCAACTGCAACCCCAGTAATGTTTGCTAACATATCAGGAGTATATGGAATAATATCTTTAAAGATTAGTCTTCCATCAGTTTTTAATGATTTACAAAGTAATTTTAGGTAAAAGTTTGAATAGACAACACCATTAGGCATTGATTCAATTATTTTTATTTCATCTGACTCAAAGAAATCTTCTTGTAATTTAAGCCAGTAATATCTTTTTGCCATAAAAAGCTCCTTAATTTACTTTTAATTTTTCAAGTTTTTCAATAATTTCATCTAATTTTTTTCTAGCTTCATTTTCTGATGAACTACCAAAATAAATATCTTTAAAAAAATCTGCTCCTAGTCCTTCTTTCCAACCTTTGCTATGTATACTCACTTCAAAAATTTCACAATGTCCTGAAAAACGAATAAATACTGTATTTTTTTCTCGGCTGTTAACTTCAAGCCCTAGTTCCATTATTTTTAATATTTTTTCTTTAACTGTTCTATTTAACATTTTGAACCCCCCCTAGTTTTTTAAAATATCTTTTAAAGTATGAATTTCAACTCTTTTAGTGCTGATATATTTCCATAATTCTTCATCATCAATACCATTATTAAGTTTTTCCTGATATTCTTTTAGTGCTTCTTTTCTTAATTTATCTAATGCTGCTATTCTAGATTCTATATATTGTTTAGTTTTCATTATTACTCCTTATTTTGCCATTCCTTTATATAGTTTTTCCAATGAAGCAATGGCTTCATCTACTTTTGAATGTTCTGATTTTTCAATGATATTTTTAATTTTGCTATACCAATTTTTAGCCTTCTCTTTATTGCTATAATGACTAAAATCTACTCCTAGAAAATCAAGTTGAGGTTTTCCTCCTAGCTCAACTAAGAAAAATATGTATTTAGAAGTTTCATCTTTGAAATATAAATTATTTTCCATTTTCAACCCCCATTTCTTTCTTAATTTCATTAATAAATCTAGCATCAATATTCAATGCACAAGGTTCAATGTTAAAATTTTCTGGAAACTCTGAATAATTTAATTCAATTTCATTTTTTGCAGCTTCCAAAGTAGTGAAAGCTGAAAGAATTACTTTATCTTCATTTGTGATAATGTAGATTGTTCTAATCATTTTTATCACCAACAATCTTACAAGCATATCCCATTTTTTGTAGCTCTTCCTTGATTTCTAAAAGTTTCACATCTCCAAATCTTTCAATTAAATCATTCAATTCTTTTAAATTCATAAATTTTTCCTCCTCTTTGAGAGAAAAAAACTTGTAAAATATAAGAAAACATGTTATAATTAAGCATAAATCAAATAGGTGTTTGTAAAAGTTAAGTACTTTCTCATTCACTATTTAGTAAAAAGGGCTTCTGGCAGGTTGTCCTTTTTTTCTTTGCTCTTATTCATCTTGCATTACTTTTCCTGCTATCATTCCTAATTCAAAGTATTCATCCTTTATATTTTCAATTACTATAAAAAATAATTTTTGAAGTTCTTCAAATTCTTCATCAGTTAATTTTTCTTCAAGATAACTGATTTTTTTTACAGTCTTTTCAATACTAGTATTAGAATTTGTATTTATATAGCCTTTTTCCTTTAATGCTTCAATAAATTTAACTATTTTCTTATTCTCCGTATTTTTTCTCCTCCTAAAATAATTTTTAAAATCTTTCAATTAATTTAAACAATTTTTAATTGCTATAAACTAATAATAATCTATTTAAAATTGTTTGTCAAGTGAAAAAATTGTTTTAAGCAATTTTTTAAATTTTTTAAAGGTTGTAAAATTGTTTTTAATAGTATATAATCGTATCAAAAGCAATTAAAAATTTTAAAAGGAGGTTGTTATATGATAAAGTTCAAGATTCATATTTTAATGGCTGAAAAAAGAATGACACAAAAAGATGTCATGGAAGCCACTGGTATAACTACTACTGTTATGAATAAATATTATTATGGAACAATAGCCAGAATTCCTACTCATCATATTGACAAACTTTGTAAATTATTTAACTGTCAACCAAATGATTTATTTGAGTATATTCCAGATGAAACCCAAGAATAGTTTAATCTTTCAGTAGTACAGTCCATAAGTTTTTGTGAACTTTGGGGAAAGTTGCTTATGAACCATACTACTTAAAGATTAATTATTTTAATTTAAAAATTATTTGTGAAAGGAGATTCCACTATGGGAGAAAAGAAACAAAAAACATGTTTTATCGTTTGTCCAATTTCAAGTGAAGGCAGTGATATTAGAAAAAATTCAGATAAACTTCTAAAACATCTTATACAACCTGTTTGCAACAAGTTAGGCTTTGAAGCAATTAGAATTGATAAACATTTTCATAATGAACAAATTACAGACGAAATAATAAAATATCTTGAAGAAGCAGAATTGGTTATTGCTGATACAACAACTAATAATCCAAATTGTTTCTATGAAATTGGATATAGAAAAGCTATTTCAAAACCTCTAATACTAATAAGAAGTGTTGGTGAAGATCTTCCTTTTGATATTTCTGGAATAAACTCTCTATCTTACAACCTTCAAGATTTGGATAATGTTGAGGAGTTTAAAAAGAAATTAGAAGGAAATATATCTATTTTAGATTTTGGAAATTCTTATCCTAAAAATAAAACAGATAAAAACTCTGATGAAATCTTAAATAAAATATTTCAATTGTTACTTAGCTTAGAAAATAAATTAGATTTAATTAATACAGAAAATAAAGGTTATAATAAGAATATAGCTTCTTTTACTGCTATAATTTCTTCACTTATCCAAAAAGCCAATAATAGCCATCCTAAAACAGAGGAAGAATATGTGTTATCTGTATTCAAAGAAGCTATTAAGAATCCAGATAACTTTTCTAAAATAGTGGCAATGGTAGATGCACCAAACAAGAAATAATTATTTCTTGTTTGTGCTATCATAAAAGCCTTTATAGAAAGCTAATTTAATTTCTTTTTCTTGCAACTTATTTTTAAGTTTTTCTATGTCTTTATCGTAGTTTAATCCTTTAACAATTATTGTCCACATATATATTTTTTCTTGTATACTCATATTTTTACCTCACTTTGTTATAATCTTTCAACAGTATAGTCCATAAGTTTAATGAACTTTTAGGAAAGTTGCTTATGAACTATATTATTCAAAGATTAATTATTATTTTATTTACTTAATCCTTAAGCTCTCCTAAATATAAATAGTTAGTTACGAAAGGAGAATAAATGGAGTTCCATAATTATTTGATTAATGAAAAATTTTTAAGAGATAAAGAAAAGGAATTATTCTATATAGAATTCCTTAATAATGATGAATACTCTAAATTGGGTATTGATTATGGTATCAATACTAAAAAAATTTACTTTGTAATAGGTTCTTCAAAAGAGCAATTCTATGAAAATGATAAAACATTACTGACTTTATATCTTCCTCTAAATGTAAAAGAAGATGGTAAAGATTTAAATATTGAATTAAATTTAATGAACTTCTTAAAAAGATGGTATTATGAAAAAAATGATATAATACCTAAATTAGAGTTAACTAATATTAAAATTAATTATAAAAATAATATTTTCAATTCACTATTTCCTTTAACAAAAGAAAACTTTTTCTATGAAGGAATAGAAGATAACTCGGCTATATTCAGAATTTTAATAAATCATAAATTTTAGTATAAAAAATTTAATTGTAACTAACTATTTTTTCAATAAACAATAAAAATATTTAAAGAAGGTGTTTTTTATGAAAATGGATCCTGATTGCATTAGGGATATACTACTTCAAACAGAAGAAAGATTTGTTATTATTCCTTTGCCTCATTTAAATTTTGATACCTGTAAAATGGAAGATCCAGAACCTTTACCAAAAGAGAAGTATCCATATATTTATCAATATGATATGAAAAAATTAATTTATCATGTTGAACTAGCTGCTGAAATGAATTTTATAAAACTTAATGATTTAAAAGATATTTATAAAATTGAAGATTTAACAGCACAAGGACATTTACTTCTTGCCGACATCAGAAATGAAGATGTTTGGAGTAAAACAAAAGATATTGCTAAAAAAACTGGAACATTTTCACTTGATGCTTTAAAACAAATAGCAGTTAATGTTGTTTCATCAATGATTACTAATTATTTTCAAGGATGATATACGACCAATATCTAAAATTAAATGTTCTTCTATTTTTCCATTTGCATTTAATTGATAGTCTATTTTAAAACTTTGAATTCCCACTATTTTTTGTCCATTAATTTCAATACAAGGAACTGAATGAGTTCTTTCTACTGAGATTTTTATATCATTAGTAGGAATTTCATTATCCTTTTTTTGCTTTAAAAATTTATTTTTTTTCTTCATTTTCTCACCTCATTTATTTTTAATTTCTCAATAGTACAGTCCACAGATATAAAAAATTGGGGGGAGTAGAGAAAAATCTATGAACTATACAATTCAAAAATTAATTATTCATTTTTAAGGGGGAATTTTTATGAAAAAACTTATACTAACTTTTTTTCTGCTTTTAACTGTAATTTCTTTTGCTGAAATTGTGTATATTACACCAACTGGAAAAAAGTACCATGCTACTAAAACTTGTAAAGGTTTAGTAAGAGCAAAGAAGATTATTCCAATTGAAAGGAAAGAAGCAGAAGCCAAAGGTTATAAACCTTGCAAACATTCCTATGGAGGATAACCTTATGTCAAAGGCTCGTAAAATATACGAGTCATATTTTTTTATTTTTTTTCTTTACCATAGAGAAAACCAATTTCCAGAAATTCATTTTTTGAATTTTCAACTGCCTCATTAAAAAGAGTTTCCAATATCTGTTTTTCTTCAATAGAAATTTTTAGACTATCTACAAATTTTTTAAATTTTTCATCAATTTCCCCTACTTTTGATTTAAATAGTCCTTTTGTTTCCAGCTCTTCCAAAAAATTAATAAGATTAATATCCATAGTGTTTCCTCCCTTTTAAATAAAATAAATATAGTTAGTAATTTTAATTAATTTTATTAATTTTTTATAAATTTTTAAAATAAATAAACTAAAATATTAAAACTTATAAACTATTTACTTAATACTATAATACAAAATTAAAAGTTGTCAAGTATTTTTTTTAGTGCTATACTAAGTTATTAAAATTAAGTTATTAGTTAATTATTTTATCTAACTAAAAGAAAGGAGTTAGGATGAGAACAACTAGTGAAATTTTAAAAGAATTCAGAAAAAGCAGAGAAATGACTGCTGCAATGATGGCTGAAAAATTAGGAATATCAGCTGTAACTATGTCTGCTATAGATGTTGGTAGAAAAAAGCTCTCTGAACAAATGCTTGAAAAACTTGAAACTATGTTACCTAAAGATGACTTTATAGATTTATTGAAATCTGAAAGAGAAATGAACCTACCTTCTTTTTTACAAAAAAAATTTGAAAAATATAATATTCAGTCAGAATCAATAACAGATATTACAAACATTTCAGAAGTATCAGAAGAGGGGAAAAAGAAAATCTATGATTTTATAGAGCTTGTAAAAACTGCTGAAAGGGCAAGAAATAATAGAGAAACTGTTAATATTACAAATCTATCTACTGAAAATAAAGAAAAAGCAAGAGAATATATAGAATTGTTAGAAATTAAACAAGAAAAAAAATAAATTTTTAGGAGGGTGTTTTATATGAAAAAGTTTTTAAAGTTTGTTTTAATTGGAATGTCTGTATTATTTTTAGTTAGTTGTGGAAAACCAGATTCACAGAAAGCATTTGAAAGTAGCTTTAAACTGCTAGCATCAGAGTTAGAGAAACAAGTCCCTAATGATGATCCAGTAACTAAGTCTTTTGCAAAGGCAATAAAAAAAGCAACATATAAAGTTAATAAAGTTACTGAAAATGGTGATACCGCTGACATTGATGTAACTATTAAAGGTATTAATATTCCAGGATATATGGGAGAATTAATGAGTTCAGTTATGCCTTTGGCTATGTCAGGTGCTCCAGAGTCCGCACTAGATGCAGCAGCAACTAAGTTTTTTGATGACTTATTTAAAAGGTCAGATTTATCTTATGTTGAAAAAAATTTAATCGTTAAAATGCAAAAAGAAGATGGAGAATGGAAAATAGTAAATTTTTCAGAAGTACTTGGAGCAGCTCTTGGTGGATTAGATAAATTATTTGAAGATGAAGAAGCTGAAAATAATTCTAATTAATTTTTAAAATGTTTATACTTATATAAAATAGGACTTTTAAAAGAGGTCCTATTTTTTATTAAAAAAAATTTTCTTGACTTTTATAAAAAATGAGTTATTATTATAAATAAATTAGTTTAATAAATTTAAGTTATAAGTTTAAATTTGAAAAGGAGTTTTTTATGAATGTTTATGAGCCATATAGATATTACATAAAAATAAGAGATGGAACTATAATTATAGAAGGAAAAGAATGTCCTAATATCATTGAAAAACACTGTTTTTATGATAAAAATACTTTTAAAAAAAGTTTCAAAGAACTTTCTGAAAAATATAAAGAAAATCAAATAACGACATACCAGAATCTCAGAGGTAGGTGGTATGAATGTCCAAAACCAAAAGTATAAATAATAAAGAAATTGGGCGTAGTTTTTGCAGCTGTGGAAATTATTTATATTCAGACACTGAAAAAAGAATAAAAGTTGCTAGTAGAAACCAAGTTACTTATTATTTTGAAGAAAAGTGTTTAGAAATAAATTGTTCACATTGTAATAAAATTACAAAAGTGAAGTTATAGAATGTATGGACTAGATAGAGCTGGCATTTATACTGAAGTAGAAACAGAAATTCTATATGTCAAAAAAAGACTTGAAAAATTATTTCCAAACTCATATTCAGAAAGCCTTTCAAAAGAAACAACTAATTATGAAATTAATAAGAAAAATATAAATAAGATTAAGTTAGAGAAAAAACATTTTAGTACAATTATTAGAATTGACTTCTCATATCCACGATTTTTTGAAGAGAATAATATTGTACCTCTAACAGATGAATTAAAAAAAATAATAGTAGAAGAAAATTTAACACATTTAATTAATCAAATAATTGATTACAAAATAAGTTCTGATGATTTATACTATGATTTCTTGGAATTTACTATTCAAGAAAATGTAAAAAATTTTTATAAATACCATAATATAATTGCAATGTTTTATAAAGGACTTACTAGAAAATATAAAGATTTAGATAAAGTCCAATATTACAATTTTTCAAAATCTGATAACCAGTTTTATACAACTGGATTTATCTTTCAACCTTTTCAAGGCTGGAAGATACGCCTATATAGTAAAGGGCATGAGAATAATAAAAATAATTTACAAAAAGTAAAAGGTGCTATTTTAAGATTAGAGCATAGATTAACTAAAAAAATTATTATAAAAAATTTCAACACGAATAAGATTAAAAATATTACAATACAGTCTATTGCAAACTGTATTAATAAAAATATCTCAAAAAATTTAGCTGATATTTTAATAGCTGAAATAAATTTATCTAAAGAAATTCTTGAAAAAAAATTTAAAGGATTTAGATGTAATGAGCTAAATTCACTAGTTAGGGATAATCTTGAATGGATTTTAGATGAAAAAATAATTGATGATATTATCACCAACTTGACAACGAGGTCATATTCTCGAGTCAAAGTTTATAGACAAAAAGTAAGAGAAATCTTACTCACTTCACAATCTCAAGCCTCTCCAAAGAGAGATTTTTTTGGTAACATTGAAAGACTTGAGATCTTCTTCAACAATCTAATTCTTGCAAATATCAAAGTTAAATGTAACACGAAAAAACATTTAACATTTCTTTGTCAAAAATGGACTGAAAAAACAAGCCATTTTTAACACTCAAAAAATAATTTTCCTTTTAAAATCAATATTTTTTTAAAGATATGTATTTACTCTATAACAATAGATAGCATCTCAATCCTGAAACTGAAAAGTAAATTTATATATTTTTTTATGCAATAAGAAAAAACAAATTGAAACCAGGAGAAAAGCTATGAATGAAATAATAGAATTAAATCTACTTAAAGAAGTAGCTAATAATCCAAGAATTATTACTACTGAACAAGTAGAAATATATAAAAATATTCTTCAAAGATTTGGAAACATTATTCCAGTTATTATTGATGAAAATAACTATGTTGTAAGTGATTATGCAAAGGTAAAAGCTGCAATAGAACTAGGAATGAAAGAAATTAACTGTGTTAGAATTAATAATCTTTCAGAAGATGAAGTTCAAACAATAAGAATAGCTGAAATAAGAGCAGTAGAACTTGGTAAATGGGATTATCAAAAACTATTTGATGAACTTTCAAAAATAGGAGAAGATTTTAAATTAACAGGTTTTGATTTAGATGAAATATTGGAGCAATTACCAGCAGAAGCACTTGATATTAATGGAATTGATGAAATAGATGTTCCTGAACTTCAAGAAGAAACATTTACAAAACAACAGGATATTTGGTTACTTGGAAATCATCGTTTAATGTGTGGAGATTCTACCAAATTAGAAGATGTTAAAAAATTAGTAAACAATGAAGTTATTGATTTATTAGTAACAGACCCACCATACAATGTTGATTATCAAGCAGCAAATGGACAAAAAATAAAAAATGACAATATGAATAGTGAGAATTTTTACAGATTTTTACTAGCTTTTTATAAAAATGCTTATGAAGTGATGAGGGCAGGAGCAGGATTTTATATATTTCATGCAGACTCTGAAACAAAAGCATTCCGTGGAGCATTAATAGAAGCAGGTTTTAAAATTTCTCAATGTCTAATATGGGTTAAAAATCAATTTATACTTTCTAGGCAAGATTATAACTGGAAGCATGAGCCTTGCCTTTATGGTTGGAAAGAAGGAGTAAAACACTTTTTTATAAGAAATTTTACTCAGGATACAATTCAAGAAATTTACTCAAAAAGTGAAAGTATGTCAAAGAAAGAATTACAGGAAACTTTAAAAAATATTTTAGAAGAGTATACAACAATTATCAGAGAAAATAAGCCATTGAGAAATGATATTCATCCAACGATGAAACCAATCAGGCTTATATCAAAGTTAATACATAATTCAAGCAAAGAAAATTGGAATGTTTTAGATTTGTTTGGTGGCTCTGGAAGTACTTTAATAGCTGCTGAACAACTAAAAAGAAAAGCATTTTTAATGGAATTTGATGAAAAGTATGCCGATGTAATTGTTAAAAGATATGCTGAAATGGGCAAAGAGGATATAAAACTTTTAAGAAATGGGAAAACTTATA